GCTTCGGTATCATAGATTTCAGCATGCTCGGCTTCGTAACGCTCATATTCCATTCCAAATAAGGCGTTAAGGCCAGGTTCTAGCTCTTTCGCTAGTTGTGCGCGAGAAATAGCCATTTGTCAGCCTCCTTATGCCAAGCCAGCGCCTTTGACGCCGAATATGTGGTTTTGAATAACGCATAGAACATTTGTTGCATCAGACCCAACATCACTGTTTTCAGGATCTTCCGAAATGTCTACCACCTTGAGTGACAAGGTTGTACCTGTCCCACCATCAGCAACATTCAACTCGGCTCCTGAGAGGCCAGTCGTGGTGCTTCCAGCAGAAGTGTAAACGATGTCAAAGTTGCCAAATAGATCAGCAACAGGGAATGCGGCATTACACTGAATTTCAAAAACAACCATAGGGTCATCAATGACAAAAGCAATAATGTCAGAAGCATTAGTGCTTGCAGGGTAGAAGTTAGAGAACTTCTGCTCACCTGTTGTTGGATCAGTGAACTGACATCCATTAAACACGCCAACGATGGGAACTGTCCCACCATCTGCATGTACTTCAATACCACCACCGGTTACTTGCGCAACCATGTCACCTTGGAAAATTGCTGTTCCGTAGTTAGCAGCGATACGATAACGGCTTTGCCCGCCAGTATAAGGGGTTCCCCCTATTCTTTTAACGGGGCGCATGCCAAAAGCGGCATCATTATTTGCCATTTTTTAGCTCCTAATTGTCAGCTACCTTTGGGCCTCCAAAAGACACAGAGGTAGAACGTTGCGGTTTTAGCTTTGGCATCGCAGCATTGGATTCACGCATCCAATCACGATCCACAGCCTCCATCTGATTTTGAGTAACGGTCTCATAATGAGCGTTTCTCTGGTCCGCAATTTCTTCTGGGATTCTTGCGAGGAGAAGGCCCCCAACACCAATTACGCCAGCGTTTTTACCTTCATCAATCACAGGTGCGTCAAATTCAGGATATTCTTCTGCACGAACCCGTTCGTACCCTTCACGACGACGCTTGTGAATATTATTGCGATCATCTTGGTGCATGATCGACTCACGAATCCACCTGTGTTTATACCCTACAGGAGCTTCGGGTGCTTCAAGCGTTGAGGGGGGCTTCCAATCGGCAGTACGCGCTGTTTTATCACGGGTCTGCGAGTCCCGGCTTGCACGATCACTCATTACGCACTCCTCTGCTTTTCAAGTCTTGCTACCTCTCTAGCATATTGCTCAAGAGGTATTTTCATTTTAGTTGCGAAAGCAACTTGACCGGGAGTCAACTCCACAGTCTTTTTCCGCCCACGTTTGGTAGCTGACCGTCCATTGGACGCAGGTGCAACAGCCGGGGCGCTCTGCTTATTGCCCTGTGTTTTTTCAACAAGCGGACTCATTCGCCTGTCAATTTCTGCATAATATTCATCAGTAGAGGGATCAAATCCCTCTTCGCCAACAATTCGCATATGAATGGCTCGTGCGGCTCCTGTCAGAGCGTCATCATTGTCGAACCATGGGTTTTTACTCATCCAATCCTTGAGTTTTGGATCAAGCTCTTGAGGGCGTTGATGCTGTGCCGGCTGTTGTGGCTGCTCTTCTTGCACCTGCGCCTGTTGCTCAGAACGAGCTTTCTGAATACGAAGTCGTTCTTTCTCAATGGCGACCTGAGCAAGAGCAGCATTTGCCTCTTCCATTTTTTCAGAATCACCAGCATCAATAGCGTCTTTTAAGACTCTTTTAACAGCAGCCTCTTGAGTCTCCACACGAGAGCCGTATTCATTGATGTATCCCTTATCCAGATCTTCAAGACGCTTACGCATCTCATCATTCTGGTTTTTCATTTGCTGTGCATAATTGTAAGCAGCCTCGGCCTCTTCGATGGCTTGCTTTCTTTTTGCAGTTAGCTGGTTGATTCTTTTTTGAACATTGTCACTGTAATTCTCTAGCTCGGAAGAATCTTCCTCAGAAGAATTACGAACAATTGTTCCTGAATCATTAGATAATGACTCTTCAGAAGAAGCTTCAACTGTAGAAGTTTCTTGCTCATCAATATCAACTGAAACAATCTTGTTTTCAGGTTCTTGCTGTTGATTTTCTTCGTTCATCATCATGCTCCACACTATACATATGAAATATCAGCAGGGTCAAGGATAGTGGCGATAATATTATCGTCATTTATGAGGCGAACCTCTAAACCGTCCACTTTAAACCTATTCCCAGCATATCTTCCCATTAACACCCAAGAACCTTGCTCACACCATGGTCCTGTTGGGAATTTTTGGGAATCATTATATGCGTCAGGACCAACTTTTACGACATATGCCGCAACAGTTGCAAAGCTCTCTCTTTCGCGAACCTTATCAGGAATATAAATACCCCCAGCGGTCTTAGCCTTCATGTAATACGGAATTACCAGAAGGCGATAACCTACAGGTTGAGGAAGACGCTCAAGTGCAGAAGATTCCATCTTTGATGGATCTTCGTTGTTCTTGCTGTCTTCATCGTCTTGTTCGAAAGCTTTTTCTATAGCTGGAGGAATATCTGATTTTGGAGCATCAGACTTTGCCATTCTTTCTGGCACAAATAGCTTTTTAGCCATCCTCTATTTCCACACCCTTCATCGCGGCTCTAATAAGATCCTCACATTGGGTCAGCCCGCGTATTTGACCCACTATGAACCGGTAGTCCTGAATGGTTTCTACCGCACCATCCGCCAGCCTTTGCGTCATATCCGCTTTTTGCTGACGTATGTCTCTCAACACAAACTCTGCAAGAACAAGAGCATCCATTATTTTTTACCAAAAAACTTAGTTGCCGACCTTACGGCAAAGCTGGCGCTCACAATTACACCCAAGGTGTACTGGTAGTAATCTGGCATGGCCTCTAATGCTGCAAATCCTTGTGCCACAATGCTTCTGCCCCAATCACCGCAAAAAGCTAAGATCAACGGGATTGAGAACAGGATAGTCAGCCATTCGTCTTTCCATGAGTTCTGGCTGCCCTTCGCCATAAGCTTTTCCCAGTCAGCCGTAGATGTGGCCGCTGACACCATTACCTTCGCTTCGGCCTCTGCCTTTGCTTTGGCAACAGCCGATTTACCGCGCTGTTCTTCTGTCTTTTTGTCCATCCATGAGCCAACAAGTCCTGAAATTGGCCCTATTAAAGCTTGTATCATTTTCTAGCCATCCAAGCTGTTGTTCCCATGTACGCACCGACAATACCCGCGCCTGATATGTAAAACAGGTTACTTATGTCAGATAAGGCTTCAATTTTTTCAACTGGCATAGAAAACATCGCCACAGTAAATATGCCCATGCCAATCAAGGTGTATCGCGCCATCCGCAATTGAGCCAAACTCTTCCGCAGGTCGCGTTCTGTCTCTCGTATCTCTTTGGCGTGTTCCAGTTCCTCATCCGTGATTTCACCGTCCCCATCAAGGTCGTACTTGGCGTATGCAGTTTTTTCTTGAAACTTTTTAGGTGCCATCACTGCCCCCTAAGTGACGCGAAAATTTCTTTTGCGCGAGACACGACCTTGACCACGGCAGACCGCGCCCCCTTTAGCAAATCGGAAATCATACTGTTTAGTTTTGTGATCATATTTGTACCCCTTCTTTGACGCCTCCATAGCAGCTTTTAGATCTTTTAGCTGCTCGTCATCTAAGGCCAAATATAGATCTTTAAGATCTGGAGTGGTCGAAGACCTGTCATTGTCCTTTGCCATCACTTAACCCCTAAAAATCTTTGTGGCCTAGCAATCGAAGAAAAGCGAGAAGCAACGCCACCCTTATTTTTTCTTTGCGGCTGTTTTCTTTTTGGGCGCGGATTTTTTGGCTGCCGGTTTGGCTTTGACTTTTCCGCCGTTGACAACGCTATCGCTACTGCTTGCCTCTGAGGATACCCCTCCGACCTCAATTTGCTGATGTTGTCGCTGATCGACTTCTGGCTGCTGCCCTTTTTCAATGGCATTTCTACGCTCCACCTTTTTGGCTTTTTCAACCTCTGCAACTTTGCGGCGAATAGAACTAGCTGACATTACTGCCTCCTGTTTATGATATTTGCGGCAGCAATGTCTCTTTGCGCCTGAACACGCTCTTCTGCCACTCTAATACGTTCTTCATTTGCCCCCTCCTGCAAATCAAGACGCTGTTGTGAGAGAAGAACATCGTTACGCTCCTTCTCACGCTCCATATCTTGCTTCTCTTCGAACTGACGAGACTTCTCTTGAATCTCAGCACCTCGTAAAGCAAGTTCTTGCTGTCTAATAGCCACTAAAGGATCTGTGCCATCAGAAGGGGCAACTGCTTGCGCATACTGTTCGGTAAGCTCACCTATTAAGATAGCCGCACGGTCATTCATTTGGTTCTGAATCTGCTGCATCATCATCGGGTCTTGTTGCATCATCATCTGAGCCTCAGGGGGCATGCTTGTCATAATCTCCTGTTGGGCTTGGATTTCTGCCATCATGCCAATATGTTCAGAAATGTGTCCCTGAAGAGTCATGACAATATTAGCGTTAGCTTGAGAGACAGGCGTTGAAAGCATAGCCAAATGCGCTTCGATATGAGCGGCATGGTTCTGCTGCGGAAACGCTTGCAGCCTCTGATTTCGCAATGCTTCCTGATTTTCACGCGCAGGATTCATGGGTTGTGGTTGTGGAGGTCTTGGCAAGATTGAATCTATGTTCGTGACACCAAGAGCCTCGTACATTTTACGATATGCTTCATACAAACCCTGTGGGCCACCATGAATTTCAGGGTTTGACTGCACAAGCTGTAATTGCGTCTGTGCCAGAGCAATCCGCTGCGACATAGAGAAAATATTTGGGTCAGATACAGGCAGAACGTCGATTCTGTCGTCAAAATCAGCTTGTTTTATTTCTGGCGAGGCACCCGGAACTGCATATGGATATACAGGGGCGCTGAATTTAGCAAAAATACTAGCGAGAAGCTTAAATTCCTGCCTTTGAGAGTAATGAAGGCGCTTATGAATAGCACTCATCACTTTTGTGCCACGCTCCATGATAGCCATGGTTGTGCCAACGGGGGTTTCTCCACCCATTTCACTAATCTTCATGTCAGCCATGGATGCAAAACGGCGTCCAGAGTCAACAAGAGTACCCATAAGCTGATAAAGAGTAGATGACGGCTCTTTAAATGGCAGCGTCATGATGGATTGACGTATATCCATGCCAGCAGCATCAATATCACGGAACTCCCCCGGTTGAAGTGGCTCATCTTCGTCTCTAATTCGCGCACCACGGGCCTTAAAGCCAGCAGGCAAGTTAGATAGGGTTCCGGCGTCTATAAGTTGCCTGAGGATGCTTGTAGAGGCTTGTGACAGACCTCCAATCATGTGAGTCAGGCCAAAGCCATAAAAACCAAGTCCGGGTAAGAATTTATAGTGAACAAAATATTGTTGACGACGCATTAAAGCATCATTCTGATTATAATTTCTGCGAATGGACAGAATATCACCAGTAGACTCAAGGATGGTGACGATATACGGCATCTTGAGGCCGCTAGGCTCTCCATCAGCGTCCATATCTTCGAAACCATCAAGATCTAGTGATGTGTGAACCTCATACAACGTCATCTCGTATGACGGACCGGACAATTGTACGCCTTGAGCATCATCAATCGCCTCTTGAACATCTGAATAATCACCTGAATTAGAACCACTACTCGGCAATTCAACGTCACGATAAAACTCAGCAATCTGCATCTTACGTATTTCATTACTATCCATGCGAATAACATGAGTAATGCGTGGAGATGTTAGAAGGTCCGTAGCCCCATAAGGAACAATGAGATCTTCAGCGTGAACAAACTTGCTCACGCCTCGCTGGAGAAGCGGATCAAAATAAACCTTCTTAAAAGTAGAGCCTACAATCGGTAGATAAAAAAGCATCTGATCCGTTTCAGGGTCATACTCCTCCATCTCGTAAGTAAGCATGTAATTCATATAATTCTTCACGCGCTCAGATTGAGCGATAACCTCCGGGGTTTCCATTCCCATAATCTGAGTGCGAACAGGCCCACCAGAAGGCAGCATTTCACGATAAGCTTGAGCCTGAAACTGCGTTACAGACTCAGACAGGAGGGGATGAACTACACCTGTAGAGCCAGCAAAAGGCTCACTGCGCTCATCATATTCCATGCCAAGCAAATCAATGCCACGCTTGTATGTGTCTTCCCACTCTTTGCGTGACGACAAATCCTCCTCAATGTCTGCCACAAGATCAGAGGAGACACGCATTAACTCGCTATCATCAATATATTCAGCCAGATTCGCATCGAAAGGAACTGTAGCTACTTCAATCTCTTCTTCGATCTCGCCAACAAGAACAGACCCATCATCCATCTTTTTAATGCTAGGCTCTTCAGACAACATAAGAACGTCGATCTCAGCTTCTTCCTGCGCTGTAATTGGAGCGTCGCCGCCAGCGCCAATTCCTTTTTCAACGGCCATCAGTCACCCCTTTGCGCTGCGTCATACGCTTTCAAAGATTTATTTAAACCACTAAATCCATAATCTCTTTCAAGGCGAGATATCATGCTTGCTTCTCCGCCCATGAGATCAAAATCCATTTGACGCTCAGTATCTCGCAAAGCCTTAGCAAATGCTTCAGAGCGAGACATTCCCTGACCATAAAACATAGGCTGCCCTTCAGCGTTAACGTTATATCTTTCAGCAGT